CCCCGGTTCGTCTTCATCCGAAGGGAAGAGCGTTGGAGATTGCCAAGACCCACGTTGAAGGCAAAACTGACGAGAGAATCGAAGATTCCCTGATTGCCAACAGCAGCAGGGCAAAGTCGAACCACACCACGCTCAAACCGGCCAAGGTCTTGAGAAAGAATCCCGTCCACCTCGTCCATCGTGAGAACCCGGTCCCAGCCTGCGGGTATCGGTAGATTCTTGCGCTCCTCATACTTCACCGTAGCGTGAGCGGGATTAATCACATGGCCGACACCGACAGTCCACAAGAGGGCAGGGCAGCGGTAAGGCTTGGTCCGTACCCCCTCGTGATGTTTGATCATGTCGATGGCAGCCTTGGAGACTTTCACTTCTTGCCGAACGCCTGCGTGCCGAACCAAAAGGCGATGATCGAAGACAGGATCAGCATCTCGTCATCCGAGAATACTTCAGCCATCGCAGCGGCAAACGGCACACCCGTGTTATAGGCGTACCAGACTCCAGCGATGTTGATGGCGACTAACTCCAGCACGAAGATGTAAGTCACGACCGGACGGACGCTGGCGCGGAGGTTAATCATCCACTGGCTTGCGCCTTTGCCAATCTCCATGTCGTGCTGGTACAGGGCTTGGCGCTCCTCGCCTGCCGTCTGAGTTTGGATCTGCTCTAGTTTGATTTCCTCAACCCGAGCCTGAGCAATGAAGCCCCGCTCAGCCAACGCTAGTTCGCGCTCTTTCTGCGCGGCAACAAGAGCCAACTCATGCTTCTTATCCTGCCGGTCTTGAAAGATTTGCAGGATCTTGGGAAGTCCACCCGCGAGGAAAGATAGGAAGGTTGAGATTAGCGTCATCATGGATGCGTCCTCTTGTACTCATCGAACTCGGCTTTGAGTTCTTGAATGGCTTTGATTAGCGGGGCTACCAACTCTTCATAACCAATCGACAGAATGGCATCGCCACCTTTGATGCTGTGATCCTGATAACCACCGAAATCCACACCCATCGCATCCATCGTCTGTTTGACTTCTTGAGCGATCAGGCCTTGGTGATAGCGAGTGCGGGTATGGGTTCCATTATGGGTAATGTTGGCGAGTTTATTTGCCTCTTCCCAGTTTGCGTAGTCAACTTGCCACGCACTGGCCGCTTGCTGATATGCCGCATCACTTGAATAATCTGCTGGATTTGGCTCTTTTGGTGGAGCAGTTTTGTAATCATCACGCATATCCCACTTAAAGTCGCGGGGACGTAAGGCCAAAATAAACTCCAGCCCTAGTTGCGTATCACGAATGTTGGTTTTGTCACGCGCATCAGAACGATTTTGAACTGAGCCGTAAGCGTAGGTTGTAGTTGACGAGTCGCCAAGCTGAACCTGATTTGATCCGGTTACTTGCGCGTTGTAACCAAGGCAAGTTGAATTTGTGTAGTTACCGCTGCTGTAAGATGAATAACCAAGAGCGGTGTTGTTGCTAGCAGTGGTTACGCCTTGCCCAGAGTTACCGCCAGCAAAAGAGTTGTTATCTCCGGTTGTAAGGTTTGAACCGGAATTGGAGCCAACACAGGCGTTCCACGATCCTGTGGTAATGGGGTATCCCGCTAAGTTTCCAAGCGTTGCGTTGGTTCCTCCTGTTGTAATTTCACGAAGCGCCCAAAAACCGATGCCCGTATTGTTTACCCCGGTTGAGGAACCAAACACGCCCTGAAGCGCGGAATTACCAAAAGCGGTATTCCCATTTGCCGAAAGGTTTCTTCCTGCTTGGTACCCAACGTAGGTACTGAAAGAGACGTTGTATGCAGCGCCAGCATCGTATCCAACATGGGTATTAGAAGTGCCCGTGGTAACAGCGGTTCCTGCGCTATATCCAATTAACGTGTTGGTTGTGCCAGAAGTAACGCTATCCCCCGCATCTACACCGTAAGCAGTAAGTGCTGTAGTCGTTACGCCTTCTAATCCGGGTGATATTGCTTCCACAATATCCGTGCCATTTGACACCAAAATCTGTTTAGCACCGTTCGCAACAGTTACGCCCGTCTGACCAGCGACCTTCATCGTGACCGTACCGGAGGTGCAGTTGTTGTAGACGAAGTAGAGCTTTTTGTTAGACGGGACGATGACTGTGCTGCCGTTACCCGTGAACTCCAAATACATATTCCGGGCTACACCCGATGCACCGTTCGGGATGGTCAGGGTCAGGGTAACTCCGGAAGTTAAGGCTTGGGTTTCATACCCAGAAATGGCCTGTTCAACCAAAGTTCCCAAGTTGGTGTTGGTGGTATTGCCCCACGTACCGGCTTGATCACCAGTTCCGATGAGTTCCAATGCCAAGTTGGTGCTGTATGTACTAGCCATGTTTAAGCCTCTACGCCGCTATTGGCGTCCAAATATCTGTATCGCCCGTACTAATCGGTGTCCACGTTGATGATGACGGGTCAGGAATTGGCGTCCACGGCCCGGTCGGAACAGGCACGATATTACCCCAAACGGTGACTTGCCCCACGGTTCCCACTGCTGACACGCCCGTGACGAGGACCGTAGCACCCGCCGAGACTGCAACCGTGCCGACCTGACCTGTGGCCGATACCCCGGTGGGTTTGACAATCGTCTCGACGAGAACCGTGACCTGACCGACAACGCCGGTACCTTCGACCCCCGTGAGGAATACAGTCGCCGAGCCAGTAACATTTACGTTACCAATCTGACCGTCGGCCTGAACTCCCGTGACAGGAGCATTGGCACCCGCAGCGACAGCAACCGTACCGACTTCGCCCGTGCCTTCAACCCCAGTAAGCAGGATTGTGGCCGTGCCGGTAACTTGTACCGTCCCAGTTTGCCCGTTGGCTTCAACTCCCGTGACGGGAACATTCGCTTCGCCGTAGACAAAGACAGTTCCAATCTGCCCGTTTGCCTCGACCCCGTTGACCAGAGCGTTGGCATCAGCGACAACAAGAACGGTACCGACAAAGCCATCGCCCTGTACCCCCGTGACAGCAATCGCCCCGCCCAGACCCGGCGTGGAGAAAGGCGCTGCTGAAAGAGGTACAAAACCGAGCATGGTTTAGATCGTCAGCGAGTCCGACAGGGTAAGTGAGTTGGAAGAGATAATAACAGGCGGTGCCTCGCCTTCAGGCAGAGTCTGCGGATACTCGCACTCCACCCACGCCATCTCGCTGTGGTTCCAGTTCCATTGGTAGCCGGGGCGATCCTCGGGCTTAGGATCACGCACGACCCACTCGCCGTTCAGCCACGCAACTTGTTTATCCTCCGGTGCCTCGGGCTTGGCCGGAACTTCGTACCAACCCTTGTTGTTGTCGATGACTTCGACCGGGTAGTGGCCTTTGAAACTATAAAGAGTCATGTGTCACCTTACAGGGTCAGGAACGCCGTAGTCGGCGGGGTGAAGTTGCTGGTGTAACGGGCGATGCCTTTGGTAATACGAAGGTCGTTGATGTAGCCGTTAAAGTCGTTAGCCCCAAAATTGCTGCCTACTGAAACTTGGTTTGTAGCAACCCAGTTTGCATTGTTTATATCTGTTTTTGTTTTAGTAAGTACCAAAGTGCCATTAACAAACCAATACACATTTGAACCGAATTGCGAAACGGCAATGTGCGTCCACGTTCCAGTAGAGACGGTGCCAGCGGTAAATTGATTAGCGCCGGTGTTACCGCCCCATCCTAGCGCCCCTCCAGTTGTGAAATACATCGCCCAGAATGTGCCGCCTGAACTTCCAGAACTTGCTAAATATGGAGTGCCAGAAAATGAACTTGGGTACACCCACATTTCAACGGTGTAATCGGAATTTGCAAGCGATAAGTTCGGTGATGATGCCCCAACAAACAACCTATCCCCCGTCCCATCAAAATACATCGACGACCCGCCGAACTTGCTCTGCGTCGTGCTGATCTGCGCGTTGCCCACCGTCTCAAGGTCGTTCTTGGACGTAGCGTCGTAGATGCCTGCGTTGGTGAAGTTGCCAAGGAAAGCGGTGTTTGCGTCAGATGTATATGGCGCGGTTGGGACACTAATGCTTCTTACCGTATTGGAAACGCGGATCTGCCCTATGTATCCAGTCCAGTAATACGTTGACCAGTCAGCAGGGCCAAGCGATCCAATACGAAGCGTTGTATTTTGCGCGTTTGTGGATGTTGACGCCGTTCCAACAGAAACCCCGTTTACATATAGGGTCAGCGTTGAACCATTAAAAGTCGCTGCAAGGTGAGTCCACGCATTTAAGACTGGTGTGCCAGCGTTGATGGTTACGCCACCAATTTGAGTCCACCATAAAGAACTTTCAATGCCAATGGAAAAACGCGCCGCGTTTCCACTAGTTCCTTGAGCAACGACTGTGCTGTTCGCGCTGCTGGTTGGGTACGCCCACGCCTCAACTGTAAACGAACCAGATGGGACAACTTGAGTTGAGGATGTGTTTAGGTAATCCCCGCTCCCATCAAAATACCCACTTCCGCCATACGTCGCGGCACTCCACGCTGCCGTGGGGTTGAACGGGCTGAAGGCTTGGACAGACACATCACCGTTGCGCGTGATGGTGTAGGCGTTTGTTGAGTTGTCGATAAACCTGTTGGATTGGCAAGTCAAAACGACCGTATTGGCATCGCTCGTAAACGCCGCTGTCGGGGCTGCGGTAATTGCTCTAACGACGTTAGAAATACGCACATTAGAGATGTAGCCGAGCCAGCGGTACGGATCACCACTCCACTCTGCGCCAATCCACAAAGCCGTGTTTTGCACAGTACCCGACAGCGTTGCCGTTCCTGCCGGACCGTTGTTGATGTAGAAAGAAACGGACGATCCCGTTCGCGTAACGGCGATGTAGTTCCAAGCGTTCGGAGTAACGGTGCCGGTTGAATAGACCAGCGTGGAGGTTATTCCAAACTGAAGCGTGTTGTCGGTGTGGACGTTTAAC